GTTTATAAGCGTCTCATTACAAACCCATGAGAGAGGGAATAAGAACAGAGTTTGGGCGCCACACCCCCCTGTGCAACTCAGGGAACAACTCTAACGCTATGTCTTAATAGCGAGTACCTGTTGGAACTACGTCGGGTACCACGGCGGGGAAACAACTAACTACAAGAAGGGACTCAAACAAGTTTCGCCTCTTGCATGCGAAGCTTGAGTCTAGCCACTTGGGTCAAGAAATCATCATCAACTTTCCTTGGTGCAGGCGCGAGCAACGAAGACGCGGGTGATTGGGCCAACCGGACCGTCGCACCAGTGACTGTGGTTGCAGTCACTGCGATCGGTCCAAGGGTTTCACCTTGGCTGACAACATTCTTAAAGAACGTGCCAACCAATGACGTACCAGCACCATTAGGAACAGAACCAGCATCGGTCCACCCGGCGGGAGAAGTAATTGCGGTCAGGCCAGTACCCACAACGAGCACGGTTAACAAATAAGTACCAGCATTGGCAATTGTGATTACTCCGCTAGTGTCAACACTCAAGCCGACAGCTTGTGCGTCGACAGCAGCAGTATCACCCAAAATATTTGCAGCAGCAAAGTTGCCAGCACCCACAATAGCTCCTCCATTCGGATTGGACAAAGGGTCCAAGGTTGCAGCAATACGCTGGCAAAACTCAACATCATACTCAACATAGACCTGAATCTCTATGTCGGCAACAGCTGTAGTGGAAGGAATCCCGAGGAACGCACGTCCGATATATTCACCGAACTCAGCAGGGCCATCCCCCGCATCCGAAGTATACCACTCCAACCCCAATCCACCCAAATTGACATCATGAACAACATATGACCATGGTCGGCCTATGGCAACTTGTTCTTGATTGAGAATTTGAGCTTCAGTGGTGGGAGTGACCAACGTTGCGAGATCATCGGTCACAAGCGAGGACATCGCTGTGTAACCCCGTTGTGTTGCAGCCGCTATTCCAAACAAATGAAAACGCAACATTTTGAAATAGTAGCGGCGCCACACGGTGGCAATAGCGCTCAATCTAGGAAACACTGCAGCATTACGGGCATTAAGTGCAAACTGTTGAATGGTGTAACCAGTAGAGCTGGAAGGAAAGGTGCCAATGAAGTCTACTCCAGTGACTCTACCCTCGGACCCCTTATGTGCAGGGGCCCTGAACAATTGACACACCTTAGGACGGGTAGCATCCATTGCGAGCGGTGCGTCAATTACCCCACTGCCAGCAAAGTTAGCGTTTGAGCGCTCGACGGCCGGTCTGCGGCTGCGTCGGTCTCGCTTGACTTTGTTGGCGGAAGGCTGGGGATTTTGTTTGGGCTGTTTGCCCTTGTTTGCTTTTGTTCGTTTTACCATTGGACGGAGAAATACGATTCCCAGAAGGTCTATTACCAGTTTTCCGCTCACGCCGGTCTTCCCTTCGGTTTCGACCAGCAGAGCCACGGGGGGCACCGGTTACCCCACGGGGCTCTTCCTTCGGTGGGTGCTTAACCTCACCGTGTGAGACGACGGGCAAAACTGTCGCTCTTTCCAGAGAAATACAAGGGGCGGGGAACTCAGCTTCAGAACCTGCCGAGTCCAATTTATCACACAATGCGTTGAGCTCAGACACGCTAAGACCGAGTCTTTCTGCAACGACCTTAGCAGTCACCGCAGTGCTCAACTGGGGCCAAGACCCTCCAACAGACACATAACGATCATCACGGCGAAGTTGCTCGGCATACCGTGCATCTGGCTCAACGTGATTCAACACGCGCCTCACCGCACGACAATAATTCCCCAACAAAGGTGTTAAAGAATCAGTCGCGAGGTAGCCAACAGCTCGGTGAACAGCTGCGATTTCTCGTGGAACTGTGTCAGTGGTGACAGATAGGTGTATTTTCCCTATTGTGCGGGCAGGATCCTGAACCGATTCGTTTGAGGTCCAAGGATCTGGAAAGAGCCGCCCTAATAAACCGACTGGGTCGTGTTTCTCATGATGTATTATCTTAATGTCCAACCCAAGGAGTTGCGCTACCTTCGACACAACGGCTTGGGGATGACACGTGACGCCGTCATCACCATAACATAATCCTATTTCTCGCCAGGCCTCGTGGCTCGCTAACCCACGCATTCGTCCGCAACAGTACGCAACGAACGCATTAATAATGGTATTGCCGTCAGTGGTCAGTGGTGATCCTGACAACCGACTGCAACCTGGGTTATACTTCACTCCAAACTTGGTCCTACCCTTAGCTTGAAGCTCAGAAAAGAGCAGCTCACGCAACTCATCGTAATACTCTCGGGACACCCATCGCAAATAAACAGCAAATTCAACATTGACACGGAGCCACTCGCTCAACGTGCCATCGAATTTGCCATAATCAGTCTCATCCGCACTCTGATGTAGCAAACAAAACGCGACTAAAGCCTCAGCGATTTCTGGTGGTGTCTTACAAGGTAAATACCAAAGACATTCCATCAATCGTTGCTTCTTCAAGCCATACGTATATTTCGACAATCTAAGAGTGTGGTCGGTGGGGACCGTCGATATATTACGAGGAAAATTTTCCTTAGGATAAAACTCAGCTTTCTGGAAGGACTTAACGTCACATCCTTCCACGGCGTGCATCGTGGGGAAGGCTTGTTCAGAGCGTGCTATCTGTGTTGGCCTGTTTTGGTTGTCCATAACCTCATCGAGGGTGACGGGAGTTCCAATGCCCGCCACAGGAACAACCAACTTAACGAATTCATCAGCCCATTTGTTAAAAATCCCAGGTGGTGTTTTAACGTTCCTTACATCATCCACACGTCCTTTGATGCATGCAACATCATTGTTGTATGAATTGCAAGGAGCTGTAGCCCCGGTGCCTGGTAACACCAATGGGGGGCTAACCACTCGAGCATACTCACGGCCATCCTCAGTGACCAAGGGGCCCACCGCTTGGTAATGATCAGCATTGCGCACAACATGAGCAACGCCTGTGACTGGAACATCACGCTCAAAACCAGCACCCTTATTGAGTATCTCAAATAACAAAGCGGCATTGATAGATGGGCTATCAATGCCGGAGCTTGACAAATATCGTTCAACATCCGATATCACCTTCCATTTAGCGGTGCTATGTCTTACGACAATAGCCTCGTATAGGTTGAGGGGCAATGACACAGACGTGGCTCTCCCTGCTAGACTTAGAGAAACCATGTCCCTTGATCCTTCACGATAATCTACACGCACAACACCATCCCTTTCCAGAGTACGGCGTTGGAGTGGTTGTCGCTTACACAGCCAGGCGGCCGTCCATGGGATGTACACTTCAGGGAAAAGACAACTGGTCAACAGTGTACACCCACAGACCTCGAGCACCACCTACAGTAATGAAATCAGTACTGAAATCCCAAAGACCATGCTCATAACACGCGCCACCGTCAACTCGGACGGTGACTCGATCTTCCCTAATGGAGTAGGATCCATCAGGTACTTGCCCAGCAGCAGCTATGGGCACAAACGTGTACAGAATTGTTGGGCGTCCATGAGACAAATATCTGGGGAGATCGGCATAGTAATCCACGTCAACAAACTTCAAGAGATGATTTGGTCCAACTTCGTCCAATGCGAATGGTTGGGCATAATCTCGAACGCTATGGTACAATCGTTCGCGATCACCTTCGTCTCGTGAGCTTGCAGATACAGAATACACGTCCAATCCAGCTTGTCTGGCAAAATTGTCTATGGCTCGACTAACAGCACTGCGCAATGATGCGGCTTCGGGATGGGGATGTGTGGAAGGCATTGCCAAGGCCTCAACCGAGAAATTAGCCTGAAACATGCGTCTCATTTGGGGGCAGGGCTGTCGACACTGACCAATCCACCATGAACTGATGGTTGGCCCGGGGAGACAGGGCAACTCAAACAGCACCTTGCCTAAACTAACTCCTTTGGAAGCTTCCTTGTTG